ATGAGCGCAGAGATAAAGCTGATGACTTGGATTCGAGAGACAAAAATCAACTGAGAAGATACGCTAGACAAGGACACCTCTTCTTATTTGAATACAAAGCTAAGATGAAATATCTTCCTTATTATGATACGTTTCCTCTGGTGTATGTAATCAAAGCAAATGCCGACCATTTCTTTGGAGCGAATCTACATTACATGGAACCCAAAAAAAGAATGATAGCTATAGAAAAACTAAAGCAAGACAGAATCGACTTACCTAGGGCATGTTTCCATAAATATATTTTAGACCATGTAGATGGGTTTTTGTTAGACCTGGCTATTGATGAATGGGATACTGCAATAGTGTTACCAGTGGAACATTTTGTCAAAGATAGAAAAGGAACCTCAGTTCCTTACAAATCTTCTGATGTGTGGAAAGAAACTAACGAAAGTTATAGTGACCGTATCAAAGCAAAACGTATCATCAAAGGATACGGAAGACCAGAAGACATTTCAGACGTAAGATTTTAAAGATGGCAATACCAACAGGAACATCTGCTGCTCTAGGAAATAGTGGAGCAGCAAAACTTAATACAGGACTTGGAGCAGGTGGTTCTGTAGCCGCTTTAAAATACCCAGGCGAAATGGTGTCACAGCATACAGATTATGTAAGATTTGATTTCTATAAGTACAAACCACCGTTTGCTTCTACTGGTGGAGATGACTTGAGTTCTTATAACATGTCTCTAAACATGGAATCTGCTTCTGATTTATCATCTGTGATACTATACATGCCAGAAGATATTTCATCTGATTATGGTGCTTCGTGGGGAGGAAAATCTTTTAGTAACATAGGAGCTGGTATCTTAAAAACAGCTGGACCAACAATGGAAAAAGGTAACGTTGCTGGTTCTGTACAAAATCTAATGGGTGCTATAAAAGAACAAGTGGAAGGTTTTGGTCCAGCACTAGCAGCCGCAGGAATATCAAAAGCTATAAATGAAATCCCAGGGGCTGGTGGTGGCGTTAGTGTAGATGATATTCTATCAGGAACGAGAGGAGTTATTCTGAATCCCAATGCTGAATTGATGTTTGATAAAGCAGAAATGAGAACCTTTTCACTCAGCTTTAAAATGGTTCCACGAAATGCTAGAGAAGCAGAAACTGTCAAGGGAATCATAACAACATTCAAAAAAGCATCTCTCCCATCATTTGGTGGAGAAGGTGCCTTAGGATTTACTGGAGCAAAGAGTACCAACTTCATTGGTGTTCCTAACATAATTGATATAAATTTCATGAAAGGCAATGAATTAAACAAGCACGTATCTCAATACAAACCTTGTGCTTTGACAACCGTGAAAATAAATTACACTCCCGATGGAACTTACAATACTACAAGAGATGGAGCACCAGTAGCCATTTCTCTAGATTTATCTTTCGCAGAACTTAAAGTTCTATACCGTCAAGAAATCAACAGTCAAGGGTGGAGTTACTAATGTTTTTCTCATACGTTCCAGATTTACAATACGATACCAAACCAACCAAGTTCCCGTTCGGGAAAACAGATTACGTTGTTGTAAAAAATTTCTTCAGAAGATATAAAATCAATGAAGACATGCTATCCTACGCTGTATTCTTTCAGAAGTATAGTATAACAGACTCAGATAGATTAGATTTACTTGCCGAGAAAGCATACGGTAGTCCATACTACGACTGGGTTATTGCTATTCTAAACAATATTATCAATCCAGTATTAGACTGGCCAATGAATGAATATCAATTGAGAAAGTTCGTGGAAGAGAAGTACGATTCACCAGATGATATACATCACTACGAAACCTTAGAGATTAAAGATAGTAAAGGGAAACTAGTTCTCAAGAAAGGAATAGTAGTTGATGAAAATTTCTACAACAATCCATTCAAATACTACGACAGTGGAACTAAGAAACCAACCACAAAAAATAATGTGTCGTATCCAGTTTCGAATTTCGAATACGAACTAAACAAAAATGAATCGAAAAGAGAAATTTATTTACTCAAGGGTAGATACTTTGATGCATTTGTAAATGAATTCAGAAAATTAAACCTATATTCTAAATCTTCTGATTACATTTCATCACAACTAAAGAAAACTTCGGCTTAAACTTTTCAGACAAAAAAATTGGGCGGATTTTTTTTCCGCCCAACTGGTTTTCGCTATGCGATTTTGGAATCAGTCTTCCTCAGCAAGGCGAGCGAAGTAACTGAGAGCATCGTCATCCTCATCCTCAGCAGGACCACCCACAGGGGCAGCAACACGAGGGAGAGCAGGTTCACGACGGGCAACGGGAGCAGGAGCAGAGAACTCTTCATCCTCTTCCTCATCCATCACACGGGTTGCCTGAGCGGCTCGAGCTTGAGCAGGGGTCTTGGTGATACCCAGCACCAGATTCAGACGCTCTTCCAGTTCTTCATAGCTCTTGAAGTTATCAGGAGACACGAATGCTTGGAGAGAGTGTGCTTGACGCCAGATGTTTTCCAATACGGAATCATCAGCGTTCAGTGCAGAAGCAGCAGCGAACTCAGACTTGTCGTAGTTCCAGTAACCAGCAACGTTGGTGATTTTCAGTTTGAAGTTAGCACCTTCCCACAGGTCAAAAGGATTCACGGGAGTCTCGTCTTCAAACTCAGGTTGCATAGCGGCAGTAATCTTGTCAAAGATTTTCTTGCCGAACTTATACAGGAACACTTTGCCTTCATTCTCGGGGTTTGCTTTGTCGCTCACCACATAGATGTTGGCGTAGTAAGTTAGCTTGCGCTTCTGCTTACGGGCAGTTTCTTTATCAGCATCACGACCACTATTCCACAGGCGGCGATTCACCTCACCCACGGGGTCTTTCTGACCCAGAGTGGTGAGAGAGTTCTCGATATACCAACCACCATCACCTTGGAAGGCGTGGGAATAGAGTTTCACGAACGGGATTTCCTCACCATCAGGTGCAGGAAGAAAACGGATCACGGCAAATCCATTACCAGCGGCGTCAACACTGGGCTTCCAGAAACGGTCATCGGAACTAGAAGTAGAGTTTGCTTTCTCTAGTTCCTTAGTCAAGGAAGAGAAAGAGTTTTGGGATTTGCGCTTGAGATCAGCAAAAGACATAGGATTACCTCGGATTGTTTTGGATTCGGTTTATGTGACACCTCATCACCTAGTCATGATACCACGGGCAGAGGTCGGTGTCAACCCTCTGCCTCGATTTCTTTTTCAAACTCGTCGAGCTTGTCAAGCATGTTACGCATGAGTGTGAGAACATCAGATGTTTCCCACCATCCGTATAACATCTTAGCACCTTCTTCGATTTGAGAAACCATATCTTTGGCTCTACTGTCATCAGAAAGTTTTAAGCGCATGTAAAACACCTGCTGCTTTTCAACTAATGCTCGCACAGTTTGAATGTATTCTAGTTGTTCTTCTTTGCCGCCACCCATAGGACCAGCAAGAGTAAGTTCCATCGCTTTCATTTGAAGACGCTCCATTTCTTTCGCCTCTTCTCTTACGATGTCTGAATCAAAGAAGTCGCTCATACTAACATTAGTTTTGCACGGGATGTTTTTTTGATGAAGTTCAGTTGTTGAGCTTCGTATTTAAGTTTTTCTTTGAGGGGTTTTGAAATTAGTTTAGGAACTGTTTCCAACTCAATATCATTTAAATCACAGTAATGAATGATAGCATCGATATAAGTCATAGAATCATCTTTCACCAAACTCTCCACCTCAGTAGAGAATTTCATCGTAGTCATAAATTTATCCTCAATTAGTCTAGATTTATCCTCCATAGATTTCCTGGTAGAGTGCGCGTAGTTCGATTAATCTTTCTAGATATTCTTTTTTAGGTTGCTTAATCACTACTTGTGTGTTGCCATCCTCACAGGCAACGATAGTCACAAGTTGCTTAATGCGTGTATTATATAGTTCATAGAACATACACCCATATGCAGTCTCTTGAATGTAATAGTCTTCCATCCACTCTTCTTTCTTCTCTTCCTTTGAGGTTTTGAAGTCAATGATGGATGGAATACCATCAAACTCACCGATACAATCGACTCGCCCAGCTACTTCCAGGTGATCTGAGTATAATGCTGCCTCTTGCAAATAGACTTTGGTGATTCTATTGAGTGTTGGAACAGCATTTTTAAACATCATAAGGGGGAGGGGTTGCCCTTTGAAGTTCCCTTCATTATAGCAGTTATTGAGCAAATCTTCAACCATCTTGTGGAAGTTCGTGCCACGAGTAGCAGCGCGGGTAGAGATTGCTTGTGCTTTATCGTAACCGACACGCTGCTTCCACTCATTGAGTTTCTTTTTCTTCTTCGGACACACACCTAGAACTGTGGTGATCGAAGGATACTTACCACCCGAAGGTGTTGGATAGACCCTACGACCATCTACCATAACAGCTTCAAGTTCAATAGGAGTGAATGACGAAGAATGAATAAACATTTAGAATCCCAAATTAATTTTACTAATCAGATAAGAACGAACAAGACCAGAGCGAACAATATCTTGAACACCAAACTCAACAGAAGAGAACTCATCCATTGTATTGATGATTTTCTGGAAGTCAAGGATACCGTTACGTTCGTTGGTACGAACGAGGTCAGTCTGCTGAACGTCACCAGAGAAAATAATCTTACAATCTTGACCCACGCGAGTGATGATGGAATCAAGTTCATGGAAGTTCAGGTTCTGCATTTCATCTACGATGATGATGCAGTTGTCCATTGTAGTTCCACGAAGGAATGAGGTAGACCAGAAGCTAATGGTTCCCTGGTTCTTAAGATTGCCATATAGTAGTTCAAACTCTTCATCAGTTGGAAGTTCGAACATGTACTTCACCATATTCTTGTATGGAATCTGATAAAGCGATGACTTATCTTCATGGTCGCCAGGAAGGAAACCAATCTCGCGTGTCGCTACAAGTGAGCGAACGATATAAACTTTCTCGTATGGAGTATTCTCGTTGAGAACATCTTTGAGAGCAAGGTAAAGTGCAACGAATGTTTTACCAGTTCCTGCTGCACCATAAGCAAACAAATGCTTATCATTTTCCCACTCTTCAAACATCTTACGTTGCGAATCCGTAAGAGGTTCGATATCCTTGGCGAAATAATCCATGTTTAATGGCTTCTTACGCTTCATTTGTTTCACGCTCATTCCCGTTGGAACGGCTTGCTTGGTCTTACGATTTCTTACAGGCATATTAGAGACGGTTAATATTAGATCCAGGGGTGTCTGCTGCGCGATTGATAATATGTTTCCAATCGCTATCAGTTTTGTTCTGCCAGTTTCCTACTTCGGAAACAGCATGGAGAATAGTAGGCATCTGAGTTAGATGAGGATTGTCTGCGAGATATTGTTCTCTATCAGCCATGTACATCCACTTTTCAAACTCTTCACCTGTATTGTTATCCTTGAACTTGTAAGTCGGCATGTTCTTCAATAAACCATAATGGGGGTGTAGAAGGAGACTTCCAAGTAGCGAAAGCAACTTTGTCTCCGATGTAATAGTTGCGATAGGATTGAATGCTATCTCCAACTACCTTGTATTTATCGGGCATTGCGGGAGGGGGATCTTTCCATCCCAATTCCATACTGTTTCCAGGTGCTCTCCAAAGATAACCAATCAGGTCTTCTGTCTTGTGATACTTATTGTAGCGTCGTGTATATTCTACACAACAGTGCTGAAACAAATCGAACAACCATTTATAATGTGAGCGAGATTCTCTTACCCACACAGCAGATGGGTGGTTAATATGACATGCTTTATAGAGCACATCTTCCCGTGGATAATCTAAACGATAACGTTTAACTGTCTTACCCTTAGGAGACTTCTGCGTATAAGGAATGCCGTCGAGCACACGATGAGCAGTGGAGAGAAGCTGAGCGTACTCAACAATCATTTTAACCACATGCTTATCACAATGCTCGGCGGCACACGTTCGTGGGTCGTAGCTGAGATAGAAGATGTTCATGGGGTCTTCGTGAGTGACCCCATTATACTGCCTCAATAGGCGTTTGTCAACGATTCACTTGTAACAGGATATTATGTTGAATGATACGGTGGTTCTTTCCTTTTCAACTGGCATCACATAATGGTGTAGTCCTGATGGAAAGAATATTATATTTCCTTCGGTTATATCGTAAGTAAATTTCTTCACTCCATTCAAGGAACTTGTGCATGGCAAAGGTCCAGGTTGATAAAACACCGTCTTGTTCTTTTCATCGGAATCTAGAATGTAAATCCCAGAAAACATAGACTCATATGCTTTACCATTTACAATATAATCTAACCCACCACTGTGATTATGAATCTCTTGGTACTGTCCTTTAGTGTAGACATTATACCACAAGTTGTGAACAAAAGATTGCTTTGGAACTTTAAAATCGTATGGTCTATTCTCCAATAACTTATCAAAGTATTTCCAAATTACCGTGGCAATAAAATAGTCATCAAAAATAGATTCATTTATAGGAATATTAGAGTCACCAAAACTAGTTGAAACATCACAAACCCATTCATTATCTTCTGATATTTTTGAAAGACTAGATTGTATTTTTTTCAAGTATTCTTTTTTGATGTCCTCATGTTCTTCCACATAGTCCCAGCATATAAAATTTGCTGGGAACATACTAAATTCCATCCTACCACTCCATAGCTTCCGCAACCGCTGGGAACTGGGTCTTGAAAACTTCTCTGCAACCCTCAGCGATTTCCATATGTTCCTTCTGGGTGCCATTGGCAGAGCGAAGGTCAATGTAATGCACCCAAGAACGGCATGAGCCTGTCATGTAGATGCGCGTAGGGGTCGCTAGGGGGAGCACGAAGCGGGCACACTCCTTAGCAACTCCCGCCTCTAGGAGGCGATTGTAGAGCGCCTGACCAGCAGCGAAGTGCTGAGCAATCTCACCCTGCATCTTCAGTTTTTTGTAACCTTCAATATTGTCAATAGAGTTTTGACGGTTCTTTGTATCCTGACTGCGA